GGCGATGCTGGGGGGAGATGACGGATTGAGCCTTGAGCAATATGAGGCGGCGCAAAAGTTCTTGATTATACGCAACAACTATCAAAGGGCTATCCTCTCCCCTGCTGCTGCATGGGAAGAGCGTAAGCCATTATCCGGTGATGGGCAGATGTGCGATGAGATGCAGGCAACAATAGAGGCGCTTAAGAGATATGAAACGATGATGAAGGCGGTGCAAGAGGCGCAATTGACAAGCCTCGATGACAACTTCCATGCCGCGCTGCAATATCTTGTCATCGAGGATAAAGAGTTTCCTCACATGGTCGGTACGTTGCGGCTTGTCTTAAATGCGCTTAGCCGTCACTTTCATTTAAGGGTTGATTGACCCCACCCATAGGCGGCAAGCCGTAAGAGAGTGCCGCACAGGCTAAATCAACATAAAGCGGCGTTCCCGCGCGGCGATAATGGGTAATGGTGTTGCGGCTAATGCCAAGAGCTTTAGATGTTTCAAGAATGTTGAAATCCATCCGCGCCATCCAGTCACAAAAAGCTTTTGCATCCATGGTGATTGTCCTCTATAATAAGAGAGGAAGGCAGGGGAACCTTGTCAGTTCCCCGCCCTTCCTTTTACTTCAAGGCAATGATGAGGGTGGCGAAACCAATCATCACTGCCAAGAAATTAAGGAAAAGGCTGATGATTTCATAATCAGTCATTGGCCTTTCCTCTCTTTTAGCGTCAGAAAAGAACTATTCTTCTCCTTCAACGCCTTTCCTTTATGCTATATTTTGTGCAGAAAATCCGGGTAAATATCGTAGATTTGTGCAGAATATTTCATATCTATTGTTTTTTATTTCGCGCGGCATTTTTTTGTTGACAAAAGCACGTCATAAATGAATTAATGACGAGCGTGAGAGCTGTCGTAGTGCGTCTGGAGATAGGACAAGACGAGGGCAGCTAAATAGATTTTGAGGTTGTGAAATTTGATTGAGGTGGTAGCCGATGGGTTGCCGCCTTTTTTGTTGTTTGGGTGATGGGGTGATGAGTAAGAAAACAGAGGTCAAGGCGAGTGGGGGTGATGGTGTCAAACGTGGGCGTGGTCAACCGACAGGCTATAGGCCGGAATATGGAGGCGAGATGATTGCCTTGATGAGCCAAGGATTTTCGTTAACGGCATCGGCGGCGAAAATTGGTTTTACGAAGCAGACAATCCACAATTGGATGGCTGCGCATCCTGAATTCTTAGACGCTATGAACCAAGCGCGGGGGTTGCGGCAGTATTTTCTAGAAGATAAATTGTTATCAACACAAAATGGCGCGGCGGTCAATGCCTGTAAATACGCGCTGGCCTGCGCCTTTCCCGATGATTGGCGTGAGAGAAAAGAAATTGATGTCAATGTCTCTGGCTCATTGGCCGAGCGGCTAGAGGCCGCCAAGGCGGCCATTGAGGCTGAATGAGGTTGATTGATGGCAAAAGCTCAAATTGTGCCAAAAGCTATTGATGATGAGCTTGTTAAGGCGGCGGCTATTTGTGCGCATGACCCTGCTAAATGGGTGCGCTTTGCCTATGAATGGGGCAAGGGAGAACTGGCAGGTGTTGATGGACCGCGGGGATGGCAGCAAGAACTGCTTGAGGTCATCGGGGCGCATTTGAAAGATGAGACAACAAGATTCAAGCCGTTACAGATTGCGGTAGCATCAGGCCATGGTGTGGGCAAAAGTAGCTTTATGGGGATGTTGTCGAATTGGGCACTTTCATGCCACGCGCAGGCGCGTATTGTGACGACGGCCAACACAAACGGGCAGTTGGTGACCAAGACGGCGCCAGAAATTGGCAAATGGGCGCGATTGTCAATTACCGCTCATTGGTTTGACGTGCAAGCGCAATCAATCCGCATTGCTGATAAATCCTTAGGCGTTGAGTGGCGGCAGGATTTTGTGCCATGGAGTGAGCATAATACAGAAGCCTTTGCAGGCTTGCATAATAAGGGGCGGCTGATTTTGCTGCAATTTGATGAGGCATCAAAGATTGCTGATAAGGTTTGGGAAGTGGCGGAGGGTGCGCTTACCGACGAGGATACAATTATTATCTGGGTGGTATTTGGCAACCCGACGCGCAATTCAGGCCGGTTTCGTGAATGTTTCCGCCGTTACCGGCACAGATGGGTGAGTCGTCAGATTGATAGCCGTGATGTTGAGGGAACAAATAAGGCAAAAATTGAGGAATGGCAAAAAGACCATGGTGAGGAGAGCGATTTCTTCAAAATTCGGGTGCGCGGGCAGTTTCCCAATCAATCGGCGATGCAATTTATTTCGGCGCAAGATGTGGAAAGGGCGGCATCGGTGCATTTGCGCCCTGAACAATATCAGTTTGCGCCGGTAATCATCGGCGTTGACCCCGCATGGACGGGAGATGATACATTGGAAATCATGTTGCGGCAGGGGCTTTATTCAAAGTCGCTCCTTTCACTGGCGCGCAATGATAATGATGTTGAGGTTGCGGGAATAATTGCAAGGCTTGAGGAAGAGCATAAGGCGCAAGCGGTGTTTGTTGATGCGGGTTATGGCACGGGGATTGTCTCGGCGGGAAAGGCTATGGGCAGAGGGTGGCGGCTGGTGTGGTTTGGTGGCAAACCGGCTGACCCTGGATACCTTAATAAACGTGCGGAAATCTGGGGATTGGGTAAGAAATGGCTCAAGGAAGGCGGGGCAATTGATCCCCATGACAAGGTTTTGCTGGAAGATTTGATGGCGCCTGAAACTGTGGCGCGATTGGATGGGCGCATTCAGCTTGAGGGCAAAGATGCGATGAAAGCGCGCGGCATGGCGAGCCCGAACAGGGCGGATGCCCTAATGTTGACCTTTGCTGAACCTGTCTTCATGGCGCATGATTTTGCAAGCGCGGCGAAAGCGCAGGTTGATTATGACATTTATGCGGATATTTGAGAGAAGCAAAAGACAAGGAAAGGAAAAGACAATGTGCAAAAAGAAAAGACCAGCAACGCCAGCCATGCCAGAAATGGCCGCGCTGCGTGCGATGCCACGCTCGGCCGATGGGGGCGCGGTGCGTGATACTATGTCCAGGCGATGGAGTGACAGGGCAAGGTCTGGCTCAAATACAATCCTCACATCAGGGCTTGGGGTGCTGGAGACGGCCTCAACCAGCTTGAAAAGCTTACTGGGAGCATGAGAGCCATCATGCGTAATGGTGAAAGTCAGATTGCTTATCATCGCCGCCGCCTGGAGGAATTAAAATCCTTGCGCACCCCATGGGAGGCGATATGGCGCGATCTGGCTGAACATATCGAGCCAACAAAGTTGCGGCTGGGTGGGTCAAGAGAGGGGGGATGCAAACGGACGAAAATCATTGATTCAACTGGTACACTGGCATTGAGAACATTAACGTCTGGCATGCATTCAGGTATTACCTCACCCGCGCGGGCGTGGTTTCGCTTAAGTGTGTTCGATGAGGAGGTCAAGCAAAGGCCGGATGTCAAACTTTATCTGGAACAGGTGGAAATGCAGTTACGCGATATGTTCCAATCCTCAAATCTATATCCGTCTTTTCATTTGGGCTATTGTGATTTGGGGCTTTTTGGGCAATCTTGCGCCTTATTGGTGGAAGATGAGCGCGATATAATCCGCATGCAGCCTTTGATGCATGGCACATTTTGGCTGGCGCGTGATGCAAGAGGACAGGCCAATGTGCTTTATAGAACCTTTTTATGGAGTGTGAGCCGCATTGTTGAACGTTTCGGTCTGGAAAACGTTTCGCCCTTGGTACGCAGCCAATATGACAGGGGCAATTATGACAAGGTTTTTGAAATCTGCCATGCCATAGAGCCAAGGATGAATAGGGATTTTGGCAAGGTAGGAAAAAGACATAAGAAATTTCTTTCCAATTATTGGGAAGCGCAAGGCGAGGAAAATCAGTTGCTTGAGGAAAGCGGCTTTGATGAAAACCCGATTATCGCGCCCGCATGGGAACTAACGGGCGAGGATCATTATTCAGCATCACCGGCTATGGTGGCACTTGGCGACATTAAAATGTTGCAACATGAGCAAAAACGCAAATTAGAAGCTATTGACAGATTGGTACGCCCGCCGATGGTTGCCCCCTTGGCAATGCGCGGGCAAAGTGCCTCACTTCTGCCCGGTGGGGTGACATATGTTGATGACCCGACGGGGAGGTCTTACCGTCCTGCTATGGAGGTGAATTTACGGCTCAATGAATTAGCAGGCGATATTAGCGAGGTACAAACGCGCATTGAGCGGGCGTTGTTTGCTGATTTATTTTTGATGTTGGAACATATGGAAGGAGTGCAGCCGCGTACGACCTTTGAGATTGCCGAACGCAAGGAAGAGAAATTACTCGCACTCGGTCCCGTACTTGAGAATGTCTATAACGGACAATTAGATCCGGTCATTGAGCGTTCTTATGCCATTTTGGCACGCCGTGGTTTATTGCCGCCGCCGCCTCAAGATTTGGCGGGTGCGCAATTGGAAGTTGAATATGTGTCGATGTTGGCACAGGCGCAAAAGGCAGTTTCAACAGGGGCGATTGAAAGGGTGGCGGGGTTTGTTGGCAATTTTGCTGCGACGATGCCGCAAGCTCTTGACAAATTTAATGTTGATGAAGCGATTAATAAATATGTCGAATTACTAGGTGCGCCCTCATCTATTTTGGTTTCTGATGATGATGCGGCGGCAATACGCCAAGAGCGGGCGGCACAAATGCAGCAAGAGAAACAAATGCAGACTATGGGAGAGATGGTGCCAGCGATGAAGCAATCAGCCGAGGCGGCAAGTGTGATGGCGCAAACGGCGGATAGCCCTAGCGGGGCGCAATTATTGGAACAGTTGGGGATTGGATAAACAAGAGGCGGTTACGGCTTGCCCGTAGACCAGGGAAAGTCAAGAGACATGAATGAAACGGACAGGCTTAATGAGGCATTGAGTGCGGTGCTGGATACTGACCAAGGGCGGCAATGTTTTTTCTGGTTGCTAACTTTATGCGGTGTTTATGAAGATGGGTTTGAAATGGAGGCGGGATTGATGAGCTATCGGCTGGGTCGCCAATCGGTGGGCAAACAGATTATTGCGCGCATGAATATGATTGAGGGTGAACTTTATCCGCGTTTTTTAATGCAAGTGGCGCGCGATCAAGCGCACATAAGCAGCAATGAGAACAACAAAAACAGAAAGGATAACCATAATGAGTGAAGAGGTAAGCCAGACGGAGGAGCCCCAAGGTTTGGGCAGCGAGGGGGTGGGAGATGAGAGCGTACTGTTTGGTAATGAGGGGGCGGCAAATCAAACAGGACAAGACGGGCAAGAGGTGCAAGGTGCGCAGAAAGCCACTGATGGCAAAGCACAAGATGGCAAGACGCCGTCTGATGATAAGGCAGGGGGGCAAGATGATGCCGACAAAGTGCCGGAAGATGGAAATTATACCCTGACGATGCCGGAGGGTGTGCCATTGGATGAGGAATTGTTCAAGGCATTAAGCCCTTCTTTTAAAGAAATTGGACTCACACAAGGGCAGGCGCAAAAGCTGGTTGATGGCTATATCAAAGCAGAGACGGCGCGGATGGGGTCACAGTCGGAAGCTTTTGGAGAAATTCAGGAAAGTTGGGTTAAGGAGGCCAAAAATGACAAAGAAATAGGCGGCGATAAATGGGATGAGACGCTGATGCATGCCAAGCGGGCTGTTGGGCAATTCTCAACCCCTGCTTTGCTTGACTATCTCAATGTATCAGGCGCGGGCAATCACCCCGAGATGATCCGCCTTATGGCAAAAGTCGGGGCGATGATTGGCGAAGATAATCCCGCACAAGGGGGCGCGGGTGAGGCAGCGAAACCGACTGATGCTGCTTATATCCTTTTTCCCAAAGATGTAAAAAAGTAACAAATTAACCAAGGAAAGATTAAATATTATGGCAACAATTGGCAGTTTTTATCCCAACCTCATTGACGCTTTCAAAAGCGGCGATGCGGATTCAAGAGTTTCAGGCGAGGTTATCGAGATCTTGTCGCAGCAAAATCCGATTTTAGAAGATGCTTTGGCGATGGAGTGCAATAGCGGCACGATTCACCGCCATATGATTAGAACCGGATTGCCACAGGTGGCATGGGGTGCGCTCTATAAGGGCGTACCTCAATCCAAAGGCACGGTGCAGCAGGTTGATGACACAACCGGCTTTCTGGAAGCCAGGTCGGAAGTTGATACAAGATTGCTAACCTTGGCAACAGATGCTGCCAAGACAAGGCTAACGGAAAGTGCGCCCTTTTTGGAGGCGATGAACCAAGAAATGGCAACGGGTCTGTTCTATCACGATACGGCAACGACGCCGGAGAAGTTTAAAGGGCTTAGCGCACGTTATTCAGCCTTTTACAAAGGTCCAAGATCGGACGCGCCGAATAATATTGCGACACAAGTTATTGATGGTACGTATGATAAAGCGAATCCGAGCAATAATAATACTTCTATCTGGTTTATCACTTGGGCAGACCATGCAACACATTTGCTTTATCCTAAAGGCACAAAAGCCGGTGTGACGATGAAAGATAGGGGCGAAGAACAAACCACGGATGATAATGGCAATAAATTCTATGTCAGGACGGCAACCTTTGAATGGCATTTGGGGCTGGCGGTGAAGGATTGGCGTTATAATGCCCGCATTGCCAATATTGGTGTGGATGACCTGATTGCAGGGAACATCAATTTATGGGCATTGATGCGCAAGGCCTATTATGCGTTACAGTCGCGCCGTATCAATGCCAAATCAAGCCGGATGGCGATTTATGCTAACCGTGATGTGGTGGAAGTGCTGGATGCGCAGTCAAGCAATAGAGGCCTGGATACTTCTATTCAGAACTTTACACATTTAACCTCAAAATTTGTTGAGGGGGCGGAGGTGAAATTCTATCGGGGAATCCCTATCCGTGAAACCGATGCGCTGCTGAATACCGAAGCTTATGTGCCTGAATATAACGGCTGATTTTAAAGGATAAGAAGATGATTTTTGATAAAACTTTACTCTTTAGTGATGCCCAGGCAATGGGTCATAACACGGTTTCAACCAATGTGATTGATTTGGCACCGGTTGGATCAGGCTTGCGCCGCGATGTTGGCAAGGGCAGGCCGGTGCCGATCCTCATTCAGGTTGTCGATGCCTATGAGATTAATGGTAATTTGAGCTTTGATGTGGAAGTGGCAGTTAATGAGACCTTTCTGTTGGGTAAGAAGGTGGTGGCGAGGACGGCACCTGCGCATGAGGCACTTTTGAAGCCTGGCTATGTGTTTTCAGTAGAATTTCTGCCACGCGGTACGGATGAGCGTTATTTGCGGCTGGTGTGCATCGCTAGCGGGCAGATAAAGAAGCAAGGCAAGATTACCGCCGGTATTACTATGGGGAATCAGTCCAATGGTTGAGGTTGTGGCAATTAAGAAGGGCTATTATGGCGGCCGGATTATTGAGGTGGGGGAAGCGTTTACGCTTCTCCCTCAAGATTGGGCTAATAAGGCAAGGCGTCCAAATTGGGCAAGGCCACGAAGGAGGGAGGATGAAGAGAGCGAACAAGAGGCGGTGAAGGACGAAGTCCTGAACAGGGAAACAAAACAAGAGGCGGTGCGGGCAGGCATGCCCGAACAGGGATATGAAGAACAAGAGGCGGTGAGCGCGGATGCGCGAACAGGGAATGAAAAGAGCATGGCGGTGAGTGACGAGGTCACGAACGGGGAAACGGAGAGCATGGCGGAAAAGGCCAGTCCTCAAGCCACACCCAAAGCCGCCAAAGTGGCGACAAAGAGTAAGTAATGGCATCGGTCGTTGAGATTTGCAATCTGGCACTATCGCTGATTGGTGCGGATAATATTAACTCTTTGTCAGAGGCAACGCCACAGGCGCGGGCTTGTGCGCAATTTTATGAGATGACAAGGGATGGGCTGTTGGTGTCCTTCCCTTGGCATTTTGCCACACATCAACGCGCCTTGGCGGAAATAACGAATGAGCGCAAAGATTTGTGGGCGCATGCCTATATACGCCCATTGGATGCGCTGAAAATTATCTCCTTGCGCCCTGGTGGAGACAAGACAAGCTTAAACGGGGATGTTTTATTTGCCTATCACGCCCAAGGAGGCGTTATTTATACTGATGTTAAAGATGCGCTCTTGCTCTATACGGCACGTCTTGAGGATAGTTCTCTTTTCCCGCCGCTATTTGTTAATGCGCTGGCGTGTCAATTAAGCGGCTGGCTGGCAATGCCAATAACCAGATCGCACGAGGTACAAAATCGCTGCCTTCAAATGGCCGAACAAGCGACAAGGACAGCGCAAATGGCTGATAGCGGTGATGAAAATTATATTTTTGGTCACAAAAGCGAATTTGTCGCATCAAGGGAATAATATCATGGCTGATTTGCGCACATTGCAACCGTCATTTAATGGCGGCATCTTCTCACCCTCATTGCATGCCCGTGTTGATCTGGCAAAATATGCCAGCGGATTAAAGCAGGCCAAGAATATGTTTGTTCATGCTCATGGCGGCATCTCAAACCGGCCAGGTTTGCGTTTTGTTTCCCGCACCAATCCTTGGTATGAACCTGAAAACAGAGTAAAACTTATCCCATTTCAGTTTTCAACGCAGCAAAGCTATGTGCTGGAATTTGGTCATATGTATATCCGTTTTTATAAAAACGGGGAAGCAATTATGAAGAATGGGGCGCGTTACTGGATCTCATCGGTTTACAAATATGATGAGGTGGAAGATATTCAATTTGCCCAAGAGGCCGATGTGATGTATCTGGCGCATGGCAATCATCAGCTTTTTAAACTCTCGCGGCTTGCTGAAGATAATTGGCAATTGACGCATGTTACCTTTTCGCCCTCCATTAGTGCACCGACCATTACCTCGGCGGTGCCGAACCCATCAACGGCGGGGCAGAGTGGTTATAAGCCGACGGTTTACAGATATTGCATTTCAGCGGTGCATGTCGTCACCGGTGAGGAAAGCCTGCCATCAGCCCCCGTCCAATGCACAAATGATTTAAGGATTTTAGGTGGCAAGAACCGGATTTCATGGCCGTCTCATTCAACCGCTTCGCGCTATCTTGTTTATAAAGATGATAATGGGGCTTGGGGCTATATTGGCGGCACGCAGGGGCTTTATTTTGATGATGAGAATATTACGGCTGATTTGAATGATGCGCCGCAGATGCCAAGAAATCCGTTTGGCGGCAAAGGCGATTATCCCCGTCTTGTCAATTTCATTGAGCAAAGGTTGGTGCTTGCCTCAACCATAAACAATCCGCAAGCGATTTATATGTCGCAAACGGCTAATTATGAAAATTTTGGTGTAAGCCAGCCCGCGAAGGCGACAGATGCGGTGACATTTCGCATTAAGGCGCGTGAGGTTAACGAGATACGCGGGATGGTGGCGATGCGCGGTATGCTGGTTTTGACGTCAGGGGCGCAGTGGCAGGTTTCGGGCGGCACGAATGCAGACGCGATTACCCCTTCATCGCTAAAAATAGAAAGCCAAGGCTATCGCGGTGCGTCATGGGTACGGCCAATTTTGGTAGGCAATATGGCGTTATTTGTCCAAAATCGCGGCGGGGTGGTGCGAGATTTCTCCTATCAATTTTCTGAAGATAGTTTTGTCGACCGTGATTTGACGATTATGGCGCGACATTTGTTTGAGGGGCGCGACATAAAAGCATGGGCTTATGCCCAAAGCCCGCATTCGATTATCTGGGTGGTGATGAATGATGGTGCGCTTTTATCCCTTACTTACATGAAAGAGCATGATGTATGGGGTTGGTGTGAGCATGACAGCGGTGCGAAGGCAAAGTTTGAAGATGTGTGTGTAGTGGCGCAAGGGGGAGAAGATGTGGCTTATTTTGTGGTAAGTCGCGAGGTTGCGGGCGTGCGGCATAGCTATATTGAACGACTGGAAACGCGCCACTTCTCAAAAGTAGAGGATGGTTTTTTTGTTGATAGTGGTTTGAGTTATCGCGGGAATGTGGCGGTTGATGCGGTAAGCGGTATGGAGCATCTGGAAGGGGAGAGCGTTGTTGGGCTGGTTGATGGCAATGTAGTCAATGATTTGACCGTTTTGGGTGGGAAAGTGCAATTACCCATTGCGGGCAAGGTTATTCACCTTGGATTGCCGATTGAAGCGATGATGGAAACCTTGCCGCTTGATTTGGGGCAAGTGCAGGGATTGGGTACGGTACAGGGGCGGATGAAATCAATTAACCAAGTGACGTTGCGGGTGGAAAAGACCCGCGGCATTTGGACGGGGCAGCGCGATGATGTGAGGGGTGGGCGGCATTTGGTTGAATATAAGCAAAGACAAGGGGAGGCATGGAATGAGGCAATAAAGCTTTATACTGGCGATATACGCATTAGCTGCCCGTGGGATTGGACAAGCCATGGCTCGGTGGTAGTTAAGCAATTTGACCCGCTGCCAATGACGATTTTATCGGTGATGCCTGATGTCACAATTGGAAGGTAGAAGCGTGGCGGGCAAAATTGAAATTGTGGCAGGTGAGGCTGGTCATATTGTTTATCTTGCGCAAAATATGCGCCAAGCGGATAAAAGGGAGGTTTGGGCTTCTTGTAGAGCGACGCCTTTAGAGGCATTGGAAGATAGTTTTACCAAATCAGATGAAACATGGGTGGGTTTGATTGATGGCAAGCCCTTTGCCATGTTTGGGGTGGGGGAAGTGAATTTATTGGCGGGTATTGGCGCGCCTTGGCTTTTGGGAACAGATGAGATTGAACATCATCCGATGACGGTTTTGCGCACCTCAAGGCGGGCTATGGCCTATTGGCAGACAAGATATAGGCTTTTGACCAATTATGTTGATGGGCGCAATGTGGTTTCACAACGCTGGTTGCAATGGGCGGGCTTCCAATTGAGGGAGCAGGTGATGATGGGGGATGTGGGGTTTTGGCGTTTTGAGTGGCGGGCAAGGACAGATTGAGGAGATCCTCTTTTATCATGAGAGGGAATGTGATAGCTTGCTTGAAGATTGTTTTGAAGCGCGAGGATGTTTTGCATGGGTGCTGTAGCCTTTAACACATATGAATTTATCAAAAGCTTGACCGATGCGGGGATTGAGGAAGAGCAGGCGGCGGCGATATCTGCTGGTATCTTGCGGGCGCATGAAGTGGCAGATTTGGCAACCAAAACTGATTTGCGCGAATCACAAGCGCAGACCAAGGCTGAAATAGGTGAATTGCGAATGCAAACCAGGGCTGATTTGCGCGAGTTGGAATTGCGCATGACAATCAAGCTTGGCTCGATGCTGATTGTGGCTGTTGGCGTTCTTGGCGTGATGATGAAGCTCTTATGAGCTAGGAACTCTTTTAACATTAAATCATTTTAGCCCCGCTTTTTGCGGGTTTTTTTATGGGCAAAAGGGCGATGAAAGGTTCAAGGTGAATGTGTGATTTAACGATGATTTTCACAATTGGCGCGTCTTTATTGGGTGCCTATAGCCAGATTGAGCAAGGGCGAGCACAGCAACAAGCGGCCAATTATAACGCGCAAGTGGCACAAATGAACGCAAAATTGGCTGATGAGCGCGCCCGTGATGCGCTGGAAAGAGGCGCAGAGGAAGAAAACAAGAAACGGCGTGAGGTGGCGGGGCTGATTGGCAAGAACCGCGCTGCCATGGCTAAGAGCGCGGTGGATATGAGTTTTGGCTCGCCGTTGGATGTGATTATTGATAGCGCAACATTGGGTGAATTGGACGCCTTGACGATTAAGAAAAATTCATACCGTGAGGAGCAAGATCACCGGCAACAGGCAAATAATTATCGGGCGGAAGCAGGGATGTATAAGGCGGCAGGTAAAAATGCCAAGAGCCAAAGCTTATTTGCGGCAGGGGGAACTTTGCTCGGCGGGGTGGGTGACGCCTATAAGGGTTTTAAGATGCGCAGCGTGTGAGGTGAGCGGGTGAGATGGCGCGATTGAAGGACAAATAAAATGGCAAAGATTGCAATCTATGAGGGCAATGTTTCAACAAGGCCTATTCACCAACAAGCGGTAGAGGGACGGGCTGACCCACAGGCATTTGGGGGCGGTGCAGGGCTGGCGGCGGTTGCCCAAGGTTTGGGGAAATTGGGCGCGTCCATGGGTGAGGCGCGCGATTTGGAAGATATGACACGCGCCAAAGACGGGGAAAATGATTATGCCCTTTATATGCAGGAAAGCATGTATGGCGAGAATGGTTACATGCTCTCCCAAGGCAGGAATGCTTTTGAGGGACGGAAAGGTTTTTTGGAGGCGGCAGAGAAAAAACGCGCTGAAATTGCCAGTCGATTAAGCCCAGGGGCAAGGAAACATTTTGATGCGGCGGCGCGTGTACGATTGCTTGATGTTAACCGGCAGGTGCTCATTCACAGTGCCAATGAACAAAAGGCATGGATAAAAGAGGCCTCACAGGCACGCGCAGGGCTGTTTGCCCAAGATGCGGTCAATGCGCTTGGTAATAGGAAGAGCCTCAACCGCAATATAGCGGCGGGGATTTTGGAAATACGCGAACAGGCCAAGCTGGAAGGGTTGAGCGGTGAGGCCTTGGCGGCCAAAGAGAAGGCTTATGTGTCGCAGGTTCATAAGGATGTCAGTTTGAGGTTAGCACAAACAGACCCGCTGGCGGCACAAGACTATATGAAACAAGTGGGTGATCAGCTTGAGCCACAAGCCAGATATGAGCTTGAAACCAAGCTTGAGGGGGCTATTGATATGGCACGCGCCGCTCGTGATGTGTATGAGGCGCGGACGGGGGAGGTGGGTGGGATAAGTTTTGCTCCGAACGTGCAAAATGCCATTGCCAAGGCGGCACAAAAATACGGTGTGCCGGTGGAGTTGATGGCGGTGATTGCCAAAATTGAAAGCGGAGGCAGGGCGGATGCCAAGAACCCGAATTCTACAGCCGGTGGGCTTTTTCAATTTATTGATGATACGGCGCGTCGCTATAATCTTAAAAATAAATTTGATCCCGAACAAGCGGCGGATGCGGCGGCGCGACTGATACAGGATAATCAGGAATATTTGCGCCGCACTTTGAGGCGCGAGCCAAGTTTTGGCGAATTATATCTGGCGCATCAGCAAGGGGCAGAAGGGGCAAGGCGTCTGTTGGCAAACCCTCATGCGCGGGCGGTTGATATTGTGGGGGCAAAGGCGGTTAGACTCAATGGGGGTAAGCTTGATATGAGTGCGCGCGAATTTGCGGGGCTATGGATTGATAAGGCTCAAAGATTGGCGGGCGGGGGCGGCATGAATGGAGAACTTCATATCGCCTCAATCAAAGATCCAAAGCGGCGCGAATTGGCGATGGCACTTTATCAAAAGCAGATTGCGGCAGAACAAGCTCAAGCGGCGGCGGGGACGGATGAAATGATGACATGGATAGATCAGCAACTGGCGGCTGACCCGCAGCTGGATTTGAACCAATTGCCGCTTGAAATACGCATGCAGCTTGGGGCGCAGGGTATGGTCAAATTGTTGGACAGGCAGGAAAAGATGCGCAAATATGGCGCGATTGAAACGGATGAGGCGGTGTTTGCCCTCTTGCAAGATCACTATGCCGATGACCCTGTAAGCTTTGGGCAAATGGATTTATGGGCGTATCGGGATAAGCTTTCTGATAGTGATTGGAAGACGGTACGCGGCTGGCGGCAAACTGCGCGTACAGATGGGCGCAAGGCAATGGAAGAGGGCGCGATTTTGGATAAAATCATGAAGCGTGCCGATATTTATCTTGACGCGGCAGGCCTGAATGTGAACGGCAAAAAGGGAACCAAGCGCGAAGGTGTGGAAAAAAAGCTGGCGCAGTTTCGCCGTGCTATGGGTGATTTGTTGCGGGATTTTACCACCAAGAATAAGCGTGCGCCCTATGATAGCGAGATTGAAGAAATGGTCAATGTGGCACTGATGCCGATTATCATCAAAAAGCCAGGTATGATTTGGGATACAAAAGAGAACGGCTTTTTGTTTGAGGGGCGGATGCGCGAGGATGGAACAAGCGTTGAGCCGAAGGTTGATTATGGTGCCATTCCTTATGAGACGCGAAAGGCTATCCAGAATGATCTGGCATCTGAACTTGGCCGCCAGCCGCGTCAAGAAGAAATCTATCATCGTTGGTTTAAATGGAAAACGGGGGTAGATTTGGAAGATGCGCTTGAGGAGAACGGGGAAGCGGGGGCAGTGGATGAGGGCGGCTCACCATGGCACAAAGGAGGACAAGGTGAGGGGCTGGCAGCAGCGCAGGCGGAGCAAGAGGAGGTGCAGGAGATACAGGAAGAAATAGATGCGCTCAAGGCATTGCTTGAGGCTCATATAGGTTATGGTTCTTGAGGGAGTTTCAAGATTTGGCAGAAGATGTGAACGATTATTTTGAATGGGCGGCAAAACAAAGACGCGCTCAAGGCACGCTTGCGGCAAAAGTAATGGAGAGCGTGAAGGATAAGCCCGATGACTTGGCCGGTGTTTATAATATTGCGCGAGGCTTTGAGAAAATATCTGGCATTATGCCGTCACTTTCCATGGCGAAGCAGTTTGCGCCCGATTTTGAGCGTGAGATTATCCGTGAACAGAATATGCGTATTTTGGCGAACACGCCAAAATTAAGCTTGTGGATGCGCAATCCTGATTTTGCCGGTTTGGCAAAGGATGATGTGGAAAATTTAGGCAATATTGAGGGCTTTGTTCGCGCGGCCATGCATGTTGGCGCACGCGCGGGCGCGCGGGTGGGGCAGGTTTATAGCCAGCATCAATTTGAATCCCATGCTTTGGCGGATGAACGTTACAGGGCATTCGCCAAGCAGTTTAAGCAAAATTGGGGCTGGACGGGGCTTGCGGGTGATGACTTTGATGAGAAAGGTTTTGATGAAGCCACTCTGGCGAGGCTTGAGGAAGGAGCGCGCTATTGGGCAGACAAGATTGATTATTTTTCCAGCGCTCATGAACGCAACCCCAAAAGCCAGGCGGCGCAAAGCTTTGAGGATGGGGCGCATGCTAATGAGGAGGAAGGCTTTTTGGGAACGTTGGCCTCATGGGGTGGGGCGGCGGTGAATAACCCGCTGGGGGCTTTGGCATGGGCATTGGAAACGGCGGGGGAGAGTGCTCTTAATATTGCGGCGGCAGGTGGGGCAACGGCCTTGACAAGGAACCCGTATGTCGGGGCGGGCGTGATGGGGGCGGGTTCTTATATCACCGAACGCGGGGTTGACCCTGCATCATTTTATCAAGAGAAGGGTTTTGATTTAAGCAAGGCAGATGATGTCAGGCGATTGCTTGAAAGCCCTGAAATATTGCATGAGGCAGCCAAACGTGGGCAAATTCGCGGGGCAGTGATTGGGGCAATGGATATGTTATCTTTTGCGATAGCGGGCAAGGCAATAGGTGGTGAGGAGAGACCGCTTGTTAATATGCTGGCGCAGACGATTACCCAAGCCGTTATGGGGTCAAGCGGGGAATATTTGGCACGCAAAGCCGCCGGACAAAAGATTGACTGGAATGATGTCATGGCTGAAGGCTTTGCTGAAATGGCAACCGCGCCGGTGGATATTCTGGCCGCAGGGGGCAAATTGCGCCGCCAGCGGGCAGAAGCGGTGCAGGCACAAGAGGCGCAAGGTATTTTAAAAGAGCTTGGGCGTTTGGCGAAGGGGTCGAAATTGAGAGAGCGTGCCCCTGACCAATTTAGAGAATTTGTCAAAGAGGCCATCGCAGGCGATGACAAGGCAAGCCTTTATGTCAATGCGGGCGCGTTGAATGAATATTTCCAAACTGTGGGGCTGGATGGGCGTCAAGTCTTTGCAAGTCTGGAAGGGGTAGGTGTAGAGGATTTTACCCGCGCGCTTGAGAGCGGCAGCGATATAGAGATACCAACAGCCAGCTTTGCCGCCCATATTGCGGGTACGGATTTGGAAGGGTTTTTTATCGACAATGCCCGCTTTGCGCCTGATGAGATGAGTGGGCAGGAGGCGAAGGCCTTCAATGAACGCATTGATGAGGTGATGGAAGAAACATGGGCTGAAATTGAGCAAATGCGTGAGGAAGAGGAGGCAAGCCGCTCTTTTGAGCAAGTGATTTATGATGAGATGGTCTCGCGCTTGCGCCTTGCAGGGCGCGCCCAAGAGGTCGCGACAAATGAGGCGATGATCTATCCGGCCTTTTACCGCACGATGGCTGAAAGATCTGGGCGGACGATAGAAGAGATGATGAGGGCTTACCCGCTGCCGGAGGTGCGCTCCGTGGTGGCTGACGATGGGCGCGAATATGGACAGGCAGGGCGCGACAGTGGCGGGCGACAGGCTGAAGTCCAGATTAACGGAGAGGCGGTATTGAAGCCGCTGATGCTGGAAGGATTGAGCGCGATTGGCAATCATCGTGAAGCAAGGGCTGCGGTGCCAAAAGGGACATATGCCAATGCTTCGGGTGATAAGGTTCTTGTTTCAAATGGCGCGGTTAAGAAATGGTTTTACGGCAAGGACAATCCGGTTAAATGGTCGCTTGCCCCGCGACTCCCAGAAATTTTTGAACAATCAGTCACCTATCATAAGGGGGGCGGGTTTCAATATGCGGCAGGGCTGATTAATCTTGATGGACGCGATATAGGGGTAAGATTTGTTATCCGCCAAGAAAAGGGCAACCCAGATAGGCTTTACCAGATTGAAGGGGTAGAGATTATGTCTGCTGATGAGGGTGGTAGGGGAGAAAAAGGCCTCCCCCCTATTGAACGAGCATCCCCCAGTAATGAGGGCAACTTCGCCTTACAGCGGGGGGGAGATACGCATGGCTCCAGTGTAGCACAAATTGTTGAGGCTTTCAATAGACTCTCGCCACGATCCTCTCCATATTTCCAGCATCGTCGTGGTTCTATTTTAGTGGGTGGAGATGGGGGAGCGGTTATCAATTTGTTTGAGCGGGCAGATTTATCAACATTGCTGCATGAGAGCGGACATCATTTTTTGAATATTATGCAGGATATGGCCGCTAAGGGCGAGGCAAGTTCTGTATCAGAGATGAATGTGCTGAAATCGTGGTGGCGGGAAAATGCGACCGCGGTGGCGGCGGATGGTAATCAGGCAATAAAACAGGAGGGAATCACTGTCGAGACGGTGGTGAGCGGGCAAGATGTGGCAACATATCTTGATGAGGGAACCACTGGCAATGCGGACAAGGATAAGGCGATTGATATTGGCCTGCAAGAACAATTTGCGCGAGGTTTTGAAGCTTATCTGATGGAGGGCAAAGCCCCTTCAGAGGGATTGCGGGCAGCTTTTGAGAAATTCCGCGCCTGGCTGATTGCCATTTATAAGAAATTGGCTGGCTTGAATGTTAAGATTTCTGATGATGTGCGAGAAGTTTTTGACCGGATGCTGGCAACAGATGAGGAAATAGCGGCGGCGCGCGAGGCGGCGGGTGAGGCAATGGATGGGCTGGTGATGGCGGATGCTGCCAGCCTTGGGCTAACGCAAGAGGAATATGACGGGCTTTTAAAGAAACGCCAAGAGGCACAAGATGAGGCCAAGGCGCGGCTTTTGCATGAGACAATGAAACCGCTCAAGCGTGAACGCGAGGCATGGTACAAAAAAGAACGGGCAATTGTGGCGCGCGAGGCGGCGCGGGAGGTGAATTCATGGCGCCATTACCGCGCTTTTGAGTGGCTGGCTAATCGGCGTTGGTTGGGAGAAGGTAAGAATGGGGAGGTAAGACAAGCCCCTGATGAGATGGGGGATATGCGCCTTGATAAGGCGCAGCTTGTTGAAAGATATGGCGAGGGAATTTTAAAGACCTTACCGCGCGGCAAATTGGTGCTTTATACAGCGCAAGGCGGGGCGGATATTGACATTGTCGCTGATTTGTTCGGCTTTAAAAATGCCGATGAAATGATAGGCAAATTTGAGGGGATGAGCCCGAGGGCGCAAGCGATTAAACAAGAGACCGACCGGATTATGAATGAGCGCCATGGCGATGTGTTGCGTGATGGCGGTGTTGAAGAGGCGGCTTTAAAAGCGGTGCATAATGACAGGCGCGGGCAATGGCTGGCAGCGGAATTGGCGGCGATTACCCAAGTGGCGGGCATAAAGGACGGGGCGATGCGTGCGGATGAGGCGCGCCAATTTGCCAGAAAGACCATTGCGGGGATGAAGGTAGCAAGTGCGGCCAAGCCGCATGTGTTTTTGGCGGCCGAGCGCAAGGCAGGGCAAGAGGCGGCCAAATTGGGCGCGCTATTGGCAAGGCAGAGCTTATGGCAACAGCAGGCGCGGCGTCTTTTGACAAAAAAGGCGCGGATTGCCGCCAAGGTGGATGAGGTGGCGGGGGTTGCGGCCAAGATGGCGTCCGTCTCAACCCAGATTGAGGCAACCAATTTATCCATTGAACGCTATAATGAAACGGTGGCGAAATTTGTAAGCGCGAAACGGCGACAATTGCTCAACCATGCGCTTTATAGTGAAAGCGTGCGCGTTAAGGGGGAAGTGGAGGCGGTGCGGGCGCATGCTTTACGCTTGGGGCGGGCCATCCGCAAAATCAGGAGTGGGCGCAAAAATTTAGGCGAGACAACGCTTGCTGGTGATTATATTGAGCCAATAGAGGCAATCCTTAGCTCTTATGAGTTTAAAAAGGTAAGCGGCAAAAAGATTGACCGGCGTGCGGCCTTGGCTGATTTTATTGCCAAAATGGAGGCGCAGGGGCGGGCAAATGAATTGGCGATACCGGAAGATGTTTTGAATGATGGCGCCCAAGTGAATTATATGAGCCTATCGGTAGAGCATTTGCGCGGGGTGGGGGATGCTTTGAAGAATATTGAGCATATGGCGCGATTGAAGGGCAAGCTCTTGATGGGAAAACGCAGCCGAGATTTTGCCGCGGCGCGTGATGGGATTTTAGCGGCAATGGACAAAAACCTGTCGAGCCAAGATAGTGGTTGGGTGAAAAAACAGGGCTGGTTTGAAGATGTAAAGAGGGGTGGGCGAAGCTATATCGCTGCTCTTGAGAGTGCGACAACCATTTTGCGGCGCATTGACGGGCGGCAAGATTTAGGCGTTGCCTATGAAACCATCAAAGGGGATATTGACAAGGCGGCTTATGGAGAGCGCAGGGCAAGGCGGCAGGCGGAAGAGGATATTCAAAAGCTCTATGATGTTTATAGCGAGCAGGAACAGCGGCAGATGGGGCTCATGAAGAGCTATGAAGAATTGGGCGGGCGCAGCTTCTCACGCTGGAACTTGATTGCCATGGCTTTAAATATGGGCAATGAGGGCAATTATCAACGCCTGACCAACAAACACGCCCGCCAGAATTTGAATGATAATGAGGCACGAGCGGTCAAAGGGCTTTTGAGCAAAAAAGATTGGGATTTTGTTCAATCAGTTTGGGATTATCTTGAGAGCTATAAAGAGCAGATTGCGGCGCGTGAGAAAAGATTGCGCGGGGTTGAACCCAAATGGGTTGAGGCAAAGCCGGTGGTGACGCCCTATGGCACCTATCGCGGGGGGTATTATCCGATTAAATATGACAGGGAGCAAGGCGGCTCACGGCGTGATATTGGGGGCGATGAGGATATTATCAGTTCAATGATGCGTGGGGGCTATGCTCATGCCGCAACCAAAGACGGGCATTTAAAGGCGCGTGTTGACAATGTCCGCCAATCATTATCGCTTGATACGAGCGTGATTACCACGCATATTCACGAAGTTATTCATGATTTGCACTTCTCTCAAGCTGTGGTGAATGCGTGGCGGCTGCTTAATGATGCCCAGATAGAAGAGGCCTTTGCCCGCGCGAATATGCGTGAGGCAGGGCAGGCTTTGAAACTATGGGTTCAGGATGTGGCGTCCGGTCAAGTGGCGGCGGATAATATGATGGAGAAAATGACGGGGCGGTTGCGCACCGGTTTCACCATTTCCAAGCTTGGCTTTAATGTGCGGACAATGGCACTACAGGTTTTGGGATTAACACAATCAGCCGTGGTGGTGGGTAAGAGGAATTTGGGCGCGGCAATCTTGCAATATTCCAAAAACCCGCAAGCGGCGGTGCGTGAGGTTTTGGCGAAATCAAACATTATGTGGGAGCGGCGCGAGACCTTCAACAAGGATTTGATGGATATCGCCGCCAAGGCCAATATTAGTGCGCCTAAAGGCAACAAAATCAAGGATTTTATGGATCATTACGCCGTGCCAATGTCCATGGCAGGCATTACCTATGCTCAATTTTATCTGGCTGACGTGCCAACATGGATGGCGGCCTATAAAAAAGGCTTGCGTCAATTTGGGGGCGATGATGCCAAGGCAATTGATTATGCCGACATGACGCTTGCCCGCACGCAAGGTTCCGGCCTTTGGTCTGACCGTTCAGGCATTGAGCGCGGGACATTATCGGCCAAGCGGCAAAACCAGTTTGTCAGATTATTTACCACTTTGGGGAGCTATTTCTTTGCCAAGATGAACATATTTATTGAACGCACTCAAGATTTTCGCAGCCAGCCGGTGACGGTTAAGCGTGCTATGGATTATGCTTTTGATGTGTTTTTGCTCTTTGCTGGGGAGGCGGCGATGCTGGCAGCGGTGAAGCTGGTGGCGCAAGGTTTGACGGGCGGCGATGATGACGATGATTTGATGTATGATATAGCGGCGGAAGGGTTGGAGACGTTCTTTGCTGGCCTGCCCTTTGCCCGTGATATGGTGGGATTATCCAAAGGCTTTCAAGCAGGCACTTATGCTGCCATTCTGGCAACAGTGCAGCGGCCGCTTGGGCAAATCGGACAAGGAGAGATGGATAAGGCCTTAGTGAAATCAGGCGTGGATTTGGCGGGGCTGATGTTCAAACTGCCCTCAAGCCAAACCAACCGGCTCATTGATGGGCTATGGCGGGAAGTGGAGGGCGAGGATGTCTCAATGATGGAATATCTGTTTGGAAGCAAGAAAAAATAAGATGTAGGTCGAGGGCGGGGACGCCCGAACAGGAAAGCAGGAAAGGATGCGTAAATGACAATAGCCTCACAAAAAGCATTATCTGGCCCTTATTTTGGTAATGGGATTGTGAAGAATTTTGATTATCAGTTCAAGATATTTGACAAGAAACAAATTCAGGTCAAATTGCATAAGAGCAACAACGCGGTCGAGGCCTTGGCGATTGATGCCGATTATCAGGTACAGGGCGTGGGTAATGAGGGCGGCGGGCATATTGTGATGAAGGTGGCGCCGCCTACAGGTACTCAAGTGACCATTAGCCGCAATGTGCCTTTTGTGCAGGAGTTGGATCTTGAGAACCAAGGTCACTATTTTGCTGAAGATATTGAGCGCGCCCTTGATGAGGGCGTCATGCGTGACCAGCAATTGAAAGAAAAACTTGACCGCGCCATTGTTATTGATGAAACGCTTGATATTGCGGCGAAAGACAAGCTGACGCGTGATATTGGAAAATTGGGGGATGTTGCGGGTGATATTGCCGAGATTGTGCCGATTAAGGATGAGATTGTATCGGTGGCGGGTATAGCGGGGAATGTGGCAACGGTGGCAGGCGTGGCCTCAAATATTCCGGCGGTGGCAGGGGCTGCGGGGGATATGGCAACAGTGGCAGGGGTGGCTGGTTCTATCCCTACAGTGGCGGGTATGGCGGGGGATATGGCCGATATTCTGGCGGCGGGAACAAAGGCGCGTAAATGGGCGGTTGAGGCGGAAGATGTGACTGTTGATGACGGGGTTAATGCGGCAGGCTATTCAGCCTATCATTGGGCAGCCAAGGCGCAATATTGGGCGGGGCAGGCGCAAGCCATCGCGGGGGCTGATATATCCGGCAAGCTGGATAAGACCGGCGGCACGGTGAGCGGTGATTTGACCATTGCCCAGAATTTGACCGTTACGGGGAATTTGCAGGCAGAGAAT